GGTGTTGATGTTGGTTCGGGGTACACCGATGTAGTCCCCGGTTCTGAACTTGGTAGCCAAGGCAATTTTAGGTTTTCTACCCCTGAAGTTGCCCCCGAAGAATCAGGCGGCATGGGCGGTGCTGGCCTCGCCGCCGCTGGCGCTGGCGGTGCTGGTGCGGCTGCTTACTACGCAAAGGTAAAAAGAGAAGCCCGACTAGCGGATGAACGTGCAAAACGGGTAGCTGAAACCAAACGAGGCATCCTCAAAGACCGTGCGCAAGTAGAGGTTGACGAAGACCGCGATGCCAGAGCCCGTGCGCAAAACGAAGCTGACCGTGCTGCTAAAGCCCAAGCCCAAGCTGACGCTGAAGCAAAAAGCCGCGCAATCCAAGCGGAAATTGATGCATTGACAGTTGTTACAAACAATCATCAAACCCTTATTTGGTTGGATATGTAATGGCATATCAAGTAATTACTCCAGTCCAAATTGGTCAGACGGCTATGACTACTAGGTACTCTACTGTCTATACAGTTCCTGCCAACACAAGGACATACTTAAAGCAGATGGACATTTGCAATACAAGTGCATCCCCCATCAACATTTATGTATCGATTGTGCCTAGTTCAGGTACGGCAGATACAACAAACTCTCTTTACTATGCCACTCAGTTGACTGGTAATACAACTCTTTCTTGGTCGGGTACACAGATTATGAACACTTCTAGTACCCTTCAAGTCAAGGCATCGGCAACGGGTGTAACAATAACTGAATCTCCTTATGAAATAGGTGCAGATAATAAAGGAGAACTTACTCCTAATGTTTTAGAATTTAGTACAGAAGTCAATTATGCAGCGGGTTTAGTTCCTGTACCATTTATTGATTATATATATGCTAATAGAAATTATGTTGTAAGAGGTGTACCCGGAGATTCAGTACTTTATAATAGTATTACTTATTATCCTGGTGATTCATTTGTGGGTGTTTCTGGAGTTGTGTTTTTTACAAGAACAGGTACTGCACGTGTTAAAGGATGTATAAGAATTAAAAATTATGACAAATTTAGTGGTGGTTCATCTTATAAAATAATTGATTTATTAGATGAATTTTGGGACTATCGTTCTATGGCATCGCATTGTTATTTAAAAGGATATTGGAGAGAAGAAACATATCGATTTGGTATTGTTGCTTGGGACAAATTTGGTAATCCTTATGCGGTAAGGTGGATTGGAGATAAAACAATAGCATCTCAATCACATAGTTCCGGAGATTACAAATTGTTAAAAGGATATGCAGGTTATGCACCATTAGGTGGCGATGATTATTATAATTTAATTGCAATGGGATTGTCATTTGACAATATTGATATTACAGATATTGCTGATAAAATATCAGGTATTAGTATTGTTAGAGTAGAAAGAGACAAAACGGTATTAGCACAAGCATTATTATTACAATGTGTACATAGAGAACAAGGTACTGTAAGTGCTCCAGTAAGTACTTGTCAACCAGTTTACGATTGGTGGGTTTCACAAGCTACTGATGAAAATACTGCTGAAACTAACGGTATTCTTGAACATTCTTTGGAACAACAAGCTAGAAATGGTGCTATTGCTGAGGCACAACTAGAATCAACTTAATAGCAAAATCTTGTCTATTTATTAATTTAGATTGTGGTTTTTCTTCTTTTCGGTTTTTATTGATAAATAAAACCCCTGTGTTAGTGTTATCGTACTGATTCATTTTTTAATGTATTAAATTGTTTATAATTGATTGCCATTCGTTACTGAGTTCTTTACTGCTGAAGAGAATTCCTGCGAATCCTACTCCTGCTAGAAAGTACATTATCTTACTTTTCATACTGCTCTCTTAATCGTTCTAGGTATAATACAAAATCCATAGCTTCCTCCTGAGCGTGATTAATCCATTCTAAGGTTGTTAAATCATTTCTCTCTAGGTTTGTTCCGTACTTCTTTATTCCTGATTCAGAACGTTCTGCGAATTTATTCATTACCTGTATTACTATTCTATCTACCATCTTATTTTATTTATTGAGTTTAACAAAAAGTACATAAAAATGCATCCCCATATAAATCCTGCAATATATACCATCTTATTCTACATTAAATTTTTTGAATAGTGAATTATAGTACTCTCTGCATTCTAGTACTCGTTCCTTGATCTTTTCGATTATAGCATCATTTCGCTCTATCTTAAAAGCTTTTACTCTTTGGTGCTTAGGAAATCTATCAAAGTTATGTTTAGCTCTTATGAATTCTTCTATCTCTAAATCCTCATCTATTACTCCTTGCTTCCAGTACTCAGCTCTTATCTCATCTAGCACCTGCTTTTCAGGAGTATTAATCAAACAATAAGCTAAAGTAGCTACCTGCTTATTTGTAAGCCATAAATAACCTTGAAGCTGAAAATAGTACTCTTTAGGAATATCCTCATCCTCCATAAAGAAAGGAAAGCTAGTACCTGAGTAACTTACTTTGATATCTGCTAGAATAGAATCCGTAGATACATCGGTATGCCCTTTGATATAATCATTCTCATATCTCTCCTGACCTCCGTTCTCTATGTAATCGAAATCTAATCCCCATCCTAGTACTTCATTTGCTAGAGCTATTCCTTCTTTCTCGCATTCCATACCTTTACTAGTATGCTTAGAACTAAAGTCTTTATAGATACCTAGCTCATTTTCCTTAAATACATCCTCTATAAAGGTTTTACAAGTTTTAGAAAGAACCTCCCCTTTAGTTTTAGGGGAAGTCATTATCTTACCTATTGCACTACATCTTACTTTCATAATAAATAATTTATTTATTTCTTAGATTACTAATTTGTAATACAATTGCCCAAAGTGGTATAGCAATTATGAGTGAATTTATTACTTGTATCATACCTGAGATAGTCTAAAGATTTGTACCTGAGTTAAAGCAAATTTATCTAATAAAAGTTCTTTAGTTACTTTACCTTCTTGCAAAGCAGTAATAGCTGAGTTAAATCTTTCTTCTGAGAGAGTTTCTTTTTTCTCAGTATCTCTAAGTTCATTTCCATCATTATCTACGGCCTGAAGAGATAATAAACTTTGTAATGTAGCTCTTCTAAAGTAGGTAACTCCTGCTATTTGCTTCTGAGGATCATTTAAGATAGGTAGTAGTAATTTACTCTCTACTTTCTCTCCAGTTTCAATATCAATTATCTGAGTTACTACGCATCCTTCTAGAATAGGTTGTAAGATAATTAAATTGTATTTAAGTAAGATAGGTTCGACTGCATCTAAAATAGCGTTTAAATCAGCGTATTTCGATTTAAAGAAAGGGTTATCCTTTCCTTTAGTTACTCCTTTAATCTCATGTTTTGCTTTCCATAGCTTGCAGTAAATACCGAATCCTTGCAATACTACCTTTTCTTCTAGTGCCTGAATTTCGATAAGATTCTCAGTTACTTCTGCTTGTTCTTTCTTTGTTCTCATTTTTTAGGTTTTAAATTATACGCAAATATAGTAATTAAAAAGTAATTAATCCCCATAGGATAGATATCTTTCTTCTTTGCTTAGGAGCTTCATTCTCTACAAAAATCATCGTTCTTTGATTATCCATCTTTTTACTCCGTTGTTTTAATAGCCATTCTTGTTGATCTCTATTAACTGCTTCATAAAAATCATAAACTAGAGCAGAAGTAGGAGGAGATAAGTAATTCCATTTGTATAGTTTCTTTCTTCCTTTAGTTAATTTTGTAATGATTCCTTCTTTTCGCATTACTATAATAGCTCTATCATTTATTTTTAAAGCTCTAGTAATGTGCTTACAGGTAAAAGGTTCTTCTTTTACGCAGTATTCGTAAACTAACTCTAGCAGTTCTTTGTACTTAATTAGTACTTCTTCTCTTTTACTCATTTGTTATAGGTTTTATATTTATTCCTTTAGTCCAATATCCGTTACTTAAATCCAGTAGTACATTCGATTCTTCATCATGCACCATTTCCCAAGCTATTGTATTTACTTGTACTCCTGATAGCTTTCCTTTTGAGCATACTTCTATCTTTAGTACTCTCTCTATAGAGTTTTCCCATTTAATTTTTTCTCCTCTCCGTAGAACGCTCATAGTACAGTACTTTAAGTTCGTGAATAGTTCGTAAATCTTCGATAGGTAGTTTAGAATAGATAGTGTATAAAGCACTACGAAAGCTAGGAGATTCTCTAGCATAACTTCCATTCTCTTTAAGTCCTCTCATTCGATAGCCTATTATATCTGCTAGGATAATTTCTCTTAATAGATTCTCTTGTTCTTCCTGTTCTTCTAAATGAAATCTCATTTCTCAGGTTTTATAAGTTCTACTTCTTTGATTAAAGGTAGCCATAGATCAGCTCTTTTTTTAGCATCAGCTTCTGATACTGCTTCGATAATTTTGTAGGCCGTTCTCCAGGTACAATCTGAAGCTTTCGTTTTACATTTGTAAGTTACTTTATACGTTCTCATAGTTTTAAATTATACGCGAATATAAACAAATTTCATTTAATAATACTTTTTATCAAAAATATTTAATCTTCTCCTTATACTCTCTAATCAATTCTTTCAGCTCTTCTTTATCCCATTTCTTCGTATCGTGGCATAAAGTTTCAAGAAAAAAATATCCATCGTTACCTATTTTGTTTATTAAACCATTTCGGTATTCTAATAAATTTCCATGTTTATGCTGGTTACAAGCTACACATTGAGCGTGTACGTTGTCCGGATGAAACCGCACCGCAGAATGTCCTCCTGCACTCCAAAAGTGTCCAGCATCGTATTTTGAGCCTAACTTCCCACCGCAGGAAATACACGAAAGGTCTTTGTCTCGTAGCCTTACCCACTTGTTAAATACTTGTTGAGCCATTTTAAGATAGTCCGAAGTGGTTAGTAAATCTTCTTTCTGCTTCTTCTTTTTTTCCTTCTTTATCTTATCCAGGTTCTTTAGAGCTAGTTCAGTTTTAGTACATAAGTAGCAGAGCTTATCGAAGGTTCGAAATGGAGTAAAGATTTCTCCACATTTTTTACATGATTTATCGAAGTTTGTCATAAAGGAAGGTTTTTAATAATCTTTTCTAAAACTCTTACTACTATAGAATTTCCTGCTTGCTTGTAAGCTTGTGAATCTGATACTACTGAGAAATCAAATGTATCAGGAAAGTTCATTAGCCGAAAGCATTCTCTAGGAGTTAATCTTCTTATCTTAAATCCATCAGTATATAATTGATCCGTATTCCCTCCTCCTCCTGTAGCTGTATCAATAGTATTCGCTTCTTTGTTAATATGCCTACTTACTACTTTTCCTTTATTATCTCTATTATAAGATATTATTCCTTGTAGTAAACTTAAGTTTATTGAATCTCCTTCTTCTGCTATTTCGTAACCTGATGAAGTAGCTGATTTAACTTTTAATGTATTATCAGTGGGGCAAATAGCACCATTAGCTCTTAGTGCATTAGCTATATCTTCTTCACTTTTTGGAATAAATATAAATCCTGTTCCTTTATCTTCATGATTTACATTATGATTTATAAATCCTTTAATCATTTTTTCGCTTAAAAAATACTTTTGATTTACTTCTTCTTCTAGAACATCTTTTAATCTCTTTGTTAAATGTTCTTCAGCAGGAAATCGAAAGTTATTATCCGAATCATCTCTGATTCCTATGATAAATACTCTTTCTCTATTCTGAGGAACTCCATGTTCTTTTGCATTAAGAACTTTCCAGTATAAATGATAAGGTACTGAATCCTCATAAGGAAATAAAATAGGCAGTCCATTTACTGATTTTCCTCCTAAAAGATTTATCCATTCCTGAAAGGTTTTTCCGTTATCATCTGAGAGTAATCCTTTCACATTTTCGAATATAAAAAATCTAGGTTTGTTCTTTGCGATGAATTCGTGAGAGTTAAAAAATAGAATTCCTCTTTTATCTTCCTTTCCTAATCTCTTTCCTGCTAAACTAAAAGCCTGGCAAGGAGGAGAAGTCATATATATATCTAAACTTTCTTTAGGAATCTCTCTATCGTATACATTGAAAGGATAGTATTTAAGTTCTCCATAGTTATGTATATAAGTTGTTCGTGCGTACTTATCCATATCGCAAGAGAATATAGTTTCATAATCAATTTTTAATCTTCTTAGTGCCTGATCGAATGCTCCTACTCCTGAAAAGTCGCTACCTACTTTAATTTTTCTCATAATAAATCTTTTAGTTCTTTGTTCTCTTTCTTTAATCTTAAATTCTCTTCATGTAAAGAATACATCTTTTTTATTACCTGATTATGCTCCTCTTCTAGCTTGTGAAATACTATAGTAGCTTCCATAAGTTCCTGAGTTCTTTTCTCCATAGAGCTGATTAAATCAATTCTAGTAGGATGCTTTTCTTTTATTTCATCTATAGAGTTTATTAGTACTCTCCTGAGCAGTAAAAGTTGGCTATGAGCTAGTATTAAATCTAGTTGTTTCATTAGAAAGGTAAATCATTAGTTTTATTCTTAGTTCTTTTAATTGCATCTATTCCTCCGATAGTGAAACCTAGTCCCCTATTAAAATCAAATAGTAAAGGCTGCCCTAGTTCGGTTTGTTGCCCTCCAGTATCTCTATCTTTAATCTTTTCTATATCTATCATAGTTTGATATTTCATAGTAGGATGCTTTACTAGTCTATGGATTACTATCATGTCATCGCATCTATTTAGAAAAGGCTTTCCACCTTCGATATGAGCTTTAAGAGGAGGCTTCAAATGTCCTACCCATTGGTGGTCTTGTGGATAAAGCATCCCAGTTCTACCTGATTCTGAGTTAGGATGGGTGCTAATGTAAAGAGTTTTATTCGATTGATTACAAAATTGTCTAGTTTCATTCAGAAACTCGTAGTTATCGCTATGCTGCATTCCTCTATCTAATCCAGTAAAAGGATCAATAAAACCTACATCGCAGGGAGTACTCCCAATTATATCTAGCATCTCTTTAGGCTTATAGAGTTTAGAGTTATCTACGAATTTAAAATAGTTCTCTATGTACTTTTCTGCGTTCCGTATCTCTGAATAGGTTAAATCTCCAAAGAAACGACCTGAGTACATTTGAATAAAATCTCTCATTACTTGACCTGAAGAATTCTCTCCCATCCAAATAGTAAACTTAAGCTCATGATTTGTAGCTAGTGCTAGAAAGTACCACTCCATCCAGTACGATTTACCTACGTTATCATGTCCTAGAACGATATTGAGTTGTTTACGTTTGAATCTTAGATAGTCATCTAGTACGTTTCCGATTCCTAAACCTTTAGATATCTTTCCTTCTTTGTAATCGTTCAAGTATTGTGTGCTATGTCCGTCTTGTAGTATCATTTCTTCTCTGATTTTCTTCCATTTGTCGCATTACGTTTTCTGCATAGAGATCGTCTACGGATTTATACGTTTTAGGTTTCTCTTTGTAGTTATCCCAAAACAATCCTTGCCATCCGTTACTGATAGATTCATTAATTACAAACTCTATACATTCTTCAGTTTTAGTATCTAGAACTTTCTTCAGGTTGTTTATAGAAGCTTCGCTTAATTTCTTCTTTATCTCTTTACGGTAGTTTATCCAGTTGTTTAAGAGTTTATCTTTATCTTCAGGTAGTTCTATTATGTTCTTTGTTATATGTTTTATTATACTACTAGTGCTTTCACGTTGCTTTGTCGTGTGCTTTATCATCGCTTTGTCAAGTGCTTTATCAAGTGCTTTATCAAAATTTGATAGAGCTATTATATTTGATGAATATTGATTTTTACTCTTTTCTATCATCTGAATGAAACCAAATTCTACTAAATCGTTCAAAGTTTTGATATAAGTATTATACGATCTTATTCCTATAGCTTCCTTTGCCATAGTTGTAGGAAGTCCAAATTTCTCTTTCCATCCTAATCTATTACAGTGTTCTATAATGAAAAAATAGAGAGCTGAATGATTCGGAGAAATCTTTTCAGGATTTGAAAAACTCCAGTCAAACCAATTCCTAGATAGTTCGTAACTGTTCATAGCTCAGTATCTAAATATTGTTCCATTGTTTTAGCTACTATTCTATAGTTACTCAAAGTATGAATAGTATGCTTATAGTTCAGGAAATCGTATTGATTAAGCTTATCATAATTTACATTCTGCCAATGAGCTACATTTCTTATTATAGCTCCGTAATCCCATGCTTTCTGAGTTTGAAAATGATTATTGATAAACCATTTAATTTGCTTTTCTTTTACTCCTGCTTTTAGTAATCCTTCATAGCAGCAATCAATAAAAAATGCCGAATTTTCGTAATTGGCAAACGTTTCTTTTAATTTGTCATTCATGACTAAAAAATTTATTTAATAAAAAACCCTACTAATTTTCGCTGCTTCCACCTAGCTACTAATCAATAGGGCATTAAATCCTTTCAGTTCTATAATGTGGAAGCGAACTTTGGCAAAGTTAAAAATATCCTTCGTTTATCTGCAATTTTATTTGAACAATTTCTTCCCAGTTTTCAGCATTTAATACTGCATTCTTAATATTCTTTTCCTGAGGAATAGTTATAAGCCCTTGTACAATATCTGCAGTATACATCTTATAGATTTTATCTTTACTCTTAGTAAAAACATCGTGCATACGGATTCCATGAAGTACAGAAGCGTGGTTTTTATCAAAGATTTTTCCGATAGCTGAAAGAGAATAATTAGCTTTTCTGAGTTGATCATAAAGGTAGTATCTCTTATAGATTACATCCTGCCTTCTGCATACTTGCTTTAATTCGTACTGCTCTATTAGTACTTGTATATTTGCTATAAAGTTATTTTCCATCGTACTGAGTTTCAAAGTATTTCTGAGCAGTAGGAGAGCTTGGCCAGTGGGAAGAATAAATACCATCGTTGAAAGCATCCATAATTACTTCTTTCTCTTCTTCTAAAGCATCTTTAAGTAAAGTTAAAGCTCTATTGAAAGCAAACTGACTAGATGGCTGAAAGTACTCTCTTTCTTTCTCTAGCTTTTCTATTATTTTTTCTAAAGGAGTTTTCATAGTTTTTCGATTTCGGTTTTTACTTCTTGCCAATAGTTTAATTCGGTAATTGGTGTTTCTAGTTCGTGCCAATCAATAGCATCTACTATTTCATCTACTACTTTTAAAACGCATATTTTTGCTTTTTCATTATCTGCTATTACATCTCTAATAAATGAGAAATGTAAATGAAAAGCTTTCTCTTTCGGTGTCATAGCTCTACGATATATTTAATTTCTGATTCTTCTATATCATTCAATTTAAGGAACTCAAAAACTGCAGCAACTACAGTAAGAGCTTCTAAGGTAGTTCCTCCGAGTAAAGGTCTTATTCCTTCTTCAGGATTCCCTCTTTCAATAAAGTAAGTTATATGATACGTTTTCATTTTGTTTTCTCTGCGTTAGTTAACCATTGTCTAAAAGCCATCTGCATATTTATCTGTTCTTCTGATACCTCTTTAGATACTCCTTTCATTACTCTTTCATCTATTCTCCTGATTTGAGAGCATAAGTTAGTAGTAGATATTTTCATTTCTCTAGTCAAAAGATTTTGATCATTTAAATCTTCGATAAAATCAGCTAGTACTGGCAGCAGTCCGATAGTAGCTAGTAGTTTCATTTCGTTACTCATTTTCTTCTTCATTAATAGTTATTACTCCTTCTCCGTTACATTCAATGCATTCACACCAAACATATCTTGATTCTTCCATATCTGCTACTTCATAGTGTCCTAGTCCAGAGCATTCTAAACATTTTATTTCCATAATTATTTATTATTTATGATTTCATTTGCTCTTCTCATTCCATCTAAATATCCTTGATGATGTCCTGCATCATATTTAGATTGAATTCTCATATCGTAATTTTCCTCAAGTAAGCCATAAATGTATTTTTTATGCTCCTCTGATTGTTTTAAAAAAGTTTCATTCGTAACCATTTCTACGATGAATTCTACAAAAGTTTGTTTTTGCATTTTAAATAGGTTTTAAAGTGAGTAAAAGTAAAATACGATACCTAGTACTAGAAGACCTGCAAAAAGTCCTATTAGAGAGTTTTTCTCCTCTGAGTTTCTAGGAGTGAAATAATTGATTAAGTTTCTCATAGTTCATAGATTTCAAAGGTTACACATTCATCTGAAGTAGTAGCTAGTTTTGTTCTAGCGTACTTGTTAGCATCTATCTCATCGTAGAAGGTATCTACTTTAGAATAGATTACATTTTCTTCAGCATCTAAAAAATTGATTTTGTACGTTCTCATAATTTATTTCGTTAAAAGTTATACGCAAATATAAATACTATTTAAATACGTTGTACACTTTTTAACAAAAAAAGTTTAATTATTCTTTAGGTACGATTTAAAACCTAGTGTTTATAAGGCTTTCAGAGAGAACTTAACTTTTACGGATTTTACCTTTTTACCTTACTTTACCTTCGATTATGCGTAAATTCTGAACTACAAAATCTCCACTAGGTTCAGTTTCTACATAAGCGAATCCATGATTCCATCTGTTTACAGGCATATAATCAGGTCTTAAACCACATAAAGCACCGATACTCCAACAAGTAACTACATTTCCATTTAGATCATTCTCGCTATGTTCTGAAGTTTGGTGGTTATGCCCTGCCATAGAAGATACTTTAGCACGCATATAAAGACCTCTAGCAGAGTTTACAGGAGAGAATATAGTATGCATCTCGTGTCCGTGAAGGAGGGAAAGTTTGCCTATCTTAATAACTTGCTTAGATTTAATCTCAGTTACTCCTAGTTCTCCAAAGCGAAGTACATTCTTAAGTTCAAAATCAGCTATTCCTAGAAGCTCTGGAGCTGAAGTCTTAAGATAGTTTTCCCATCTATCTTCGTGGTTGCCTATCTTAAAGTATATAGGGCAGTCGAATTCATCTTTCAGTTGTTTAAGAAAAGCTCTAGTCATTTCTATCTCTCCGTTTAGGTCTCTTAAACGTCTATCTTTAATGAATCTAGATGCCTGATACATATCCATTGTATCTCCGTTAAGGATAATAGCATTCGGCTTCTTTTGATAACCCCAATCTAAAGCAATAGATAGAGCTTCTTCATCGTGATAAGGAAGATGGATATCTGAAAGGATTAAAACTCGGTTATTTCCTTTAGGTATCTTAAATGGTTTCTGCTCTTTGTAATCTGATTCAGGAACTTTTAACCATCCCTGAGCTAATCGCTTTTGTTCTTCAGTTCTTTTCGACATAGTTACACTAGCTGTTTCATTTTTTTTCCCTCCTCCTTCTCCTCTATAATATCTTACCTGCCCTCTAGCAGTATCATAAGTAGTAAAGTCTAAAGGATGCTCTTTACATAGCATTTTAGCTATGTTATTCGTAGTACAATGAGAAAATTCTTCTAGAGCTTTTAGTACTATATCTCTACGATAGTTACTCACTATCCTCTATTCTTAATAATCTTTCTGATAGCTACTCCGATAGCTTGAATAATCTTCTCTCCGAATTCAGGAGTAATATCTACATCTACATCAAGCTTTTTTCCTTTCTCTTTATGAATCTTTACATCCACATTCTTAGTATCTAGAGTAGCATCTAAAACTTCATCTTTTCGTACAATAGTAACATCTACATTTTTAGTATCTAAATTGATATCTAAATCTTTTTTCTTTCTTTTCATAAATCTTTGTTTTAACGCATTAAATATATCTTCTATAGGTAAACCTACATAGAACGTAATAAAAGCTCTTAGAACGAATAAAAACCTACTCATTTAGCAATTTCGAAATGCATCCAATCGTAATTCTTTTCTATTCCTAGTCCTATAAAGCCATGTTTATAGAAAATATCTATCATAGGTTGGTATTCAGCTCTAGCAAATCTAGCAGTTTTACTAGTTTCGTGTAACTGATTTCTTACAGGATCTAAATCAATAGCTATTCCCCAACTATGTTTTGAGAATTCAGTACCTCCTCGCATCTTTCTAAATGTAAAGCATCCACCGAATAAATCTATTCCTAGCTCTACGATTTTCTCATATCCGTAATAAGCTAGAATATCTTCAAATACTTTACGGAAGTTTTCCTTTACCAACTTATGGCATCGCATTCTATTCACTTTAGTATCTAAATCCCAAGCTAACCGCATAGGATAAGGTAAATCTAGAGTTACTAGATAATCAGCTCCAGTAATAGTAGGAGTTCCGTAAGCTTTAATAGTTTCTTTTGTCGTTAACATATTATTTCGATTTATCCTTTTCTTCTCTAGCTCTCTGAACGAATATAATTAGATTCTTCCATAGGTTCTTTCCTGTAACCGCATAATAGGATTCATTGATACTTTTACCTTCAGTTACAAGACAAAAAAGAGTAAATCCTTTAGTAAGTAAGAATTCAATATTTGTATAGTTCTCTGAGATATCAGATAAGATAAATTTCTCTGCTAGAAATATCATGACGATAGCTCCTACATAAAGAAGAGTTTTAGTAATAGTATCTGACATTCTACGAGATTTAATAGCTTGCCATCCTGATAGCCTTACTACCTTCCATAAGCCGAAATAAAGGTCTAGAATAATAGCTCCGAAAGTAATTAAGATAAGAGGAGTAATAGGAGCTAATAGAGTAGCAATAGAAAGCCCTAAAGCGACTAGATAACTTTTCATACTGCGTACTTAGATAACTCGGTTAAAGTCCATGCTTCTACTTCAGTATCATTCCAATCATTCTCATAAGTGAATCCTGAAAGAGTTACTCCGAAGGTAGTACTATCCGTTACCAGGTTAACTAGTACTTCGCATGATTTAGAAGCTATAGTATCTAGAATAGTAATTACTTCTACTCTAGGATTTTCGATTTCTACGTTGAATTGAGGGAATTTGTAAGTCATAATTTTAAGATAAAGTCGTGCCTGTTACGTTGCACACTCGAACGTAAATTGTTAAATAAGCTGAAGCTTTACCTCCAGTTTCTAGTACCTTTCCTCCTAAATCAGTAATAAAAACTAGAGTTCCATCGTAATCCGTAGAAGTATGAAAGTATCTCTGAGTACTACCAAAGTTAAAAGGAGCGTAATTCATTCTATAAGGTTTTTTTGAGAAATCGCATACATTCATAACTTCTCTAGCATTCCATAGATTCCATCCTGTAAGCCCTCCGATAGTAGCTGATAGCTTTAAATCTATTGCAGTATTCCAGTTACGATAAGTAGTAGCATCTCCTATGTAATAACAAAGCACCTGAGAGTTATCGTAAGTAGACCAATCTATTACTATTCCATTTGCGTATGTGCTTCCTCCTGCCGTATCAGTAAATCTATTAGTATTTCCGAAAGGATTATTTGAAGCTAAAGTAGTAAAGTTCGTTAATCTTCCTCTAGTAATATCATCTCCTGTCCGATAAGAACTTGTTTGCCCAGTTTGAAGTAATTTCATACCTACAGGAGCAGGAGTACTAGCTACTGATTTTATGTATAAATCTCTCATAGCTGAGTAATATTAAGATTAATTACTGAAGCAGTACTAACTGATACGTTAATAGTATCTCCTGAAGCTATAGACGTTCCTAGAGTATAAGCAGAACCATTCTTTAAAATAGTAGTAGTAGGAGAGTTCTTTACATTCGCTACTGAATCAATACTTAGAGCATACGGAGCATAGATATCTACTGTAGTACTAGACATTAAATCAATAGTCCATAGTACAGGAGCTAGAAGTCTTAAGCTCTGAGAAGCATCGAATCCTGTAATGCATCTAGAATCAAAACTAGTTCCGTTATATTCACTTGTTATTAATAAGTCGTTTGCTAGTATGCTTCCTGTAGTTGCTAGTTCCGATATTCGTTTGTTCTGCATTAGTGATTTTATTTAGATATATTTCTAATTTCTTTACATTCTCCTTCTTAGGCTTATAACTCATAAATACCATCCGTTTAGATAATTATTATACGCAGGAAAAACATCCCCTGAAGTATTTGTATTGTATTCAGGATAAAGATATCCGAATGAAGTCATGTGATCTAAGAATCTTTGAGTGTAGTTCTGAGCTATTTGACGTTCTTTCTCTACTAAGTAATCTACTTCTACTTTTTCTACGTTTACTGCATTCTCAGAGCTATGCTTATATACTCCCTTATTAGCAATAGTGTAAGATGCAAAAGGAATATATTCGACCATTGCCCAATGTATTAAAAGGGGCTTAATATAAGTCAAAACTAAATTCAAATAAGGATCGGCTAAATCATTATCTAAGATATCATTTTGAATCTTCTGAAGTAGGTTAGTGCCTAGATAGTTTTGAACGTGAATATCCTGAGCTATCTTTACAAACTGAATAAATTTATCAGTATCTACTGAACCGCCTAAAGCAGTTAAAGATACTATGTCATTTCTTGATATTAATAGTGCTTCCATTATCGTACGTCTGATGGTAAGTTAGGGTTATTAGGAGAGAATCCTTTTAAAGGTAACTGATTAGGATAGAATGAAACTTCGTAAGGATTCGTTACTTTGTAGCCTTTAATCTCAGCTTTTCTAGTTCCGATTTCTTGATAACCTTCTTCGATTTTATTTAAGTCAAGCATATAAGTAACTCTACTCCATTTGTGATGGCATCTAGCTCCTCCTTTATATTTAAAAATATCATAAGTATTTGCTCCACCTTCACCAAATCCTGCATTAACTACTTTAGCACTCATAGCATCAATGTCTTCCTTTCGAAATAGTCTATCTTCTTTAGCCATCATAGCCTTACAAAAATCGCGATCAGGTACTTTATTCCCTGTGTATTTGTAGCGTACTTTGAAGTATTTTAATTCTCCTACTTTCTTATCCTGAGAACTCTTTAATTTAGGTAAAGGATTTCCAGTCTGAACTAGGTTAATTAACTTGCTTAGAAAGCCTGTTTTAGGTTCTAGAGTAGATTCAGCATCTAGAAGAGTATTATCCAAGTCTTCTTCATTCTCTCCTACTTCTCTTTCATCTACAAGTACCCATTCTTCAGATAATTGATTTCTATCTACTTCATCTAAGATAAGTTGTAAATCATTCTGAGAGCTTAACTGAGTTTCTTCTACTTTACCTGAAGCATCCTGAAATTCCAAAGGTTTAAGAGTTTCAAAATAAAGCTTTAATTTGATTCCGTTATAAGCTAGAATCTTATCATAAGCTTCGATAATTAAATCCTGATAAGGTCTGATAACCATATTGTAATAAAGTACAAAGGAGTTCTTTAATTCATCTGCATTTGAAGAGAATCCATTACTAGAGCTGATACCAAATAGAAGAGGAGAGGTTACGTTATGTCCTAGCATGATTTTACGCATACATTCCTCTGATAGATATTCGTAATGTTGAGGAGCATCATTTAATGGGATATCATCTATAGTAGTTTTTTGAGCATCTGAATGATTAAAGGAGATAATTACTCTCTTTCCTTTGCTTCCTGTAAGTTTAGAAGTTACTTTAGATTCGGTTTCGTCCATCTGCTCCTCTGAAGGAATTCCATTATTAAAGTTTATAACCTTAGTACCTGAGAATCCATTCTGAACCTCGTTGATTAAATAATCTGAGATCTCCTGTTCTAATACGCAATAAGGTAAAGCTCCTTGATAGTCTACTAGAGAGAAATACTTCATCCCTACGGAATAAGGTTGTACCATTAGAATCTCTAAAGGTTCGCTAGAAGTTCCGAAAGCAGGAATTCGCTTAGGAGGAAATTTCTTAGTATCGCTCCAGTTATCAGAGTAGTAGTAAGCTTCTATCTTTCCTTCCTTATTACATTTCTCAGGTCTAATTAAATGTACAGGTATATGCGAAGTTTTAGCGATAGTTTTTCTATCCTTTGAATAGATAACTTGAATAGCGAATTGCCCTAGCATTTTAGCATCCATGATTTCTCTTTTCGTATCATCTTTAGGAAAGAGAGTTATCATATGAGCATAATCATTCGGTTTAGCTGAAGCATCTAAAGCTTTTAATCCTCTTCCGTAAATCAGCTTAGAGATATTATTAATTATCGCATTATTCGAAGGAGAATAAGTATATCTATCTATCAAATAAGTATAGTAAGAATCATTTTCTCCATACGTTACCCAGTCTTGACGATTACTCTCCATTACTACAGGAGTTTCATAAGCACTAAGTTCTACTGAACGTATATTATTTATTTTATTCTCCATAAGTAAGGAAGTCGTTATTGCTATTATTCGATTTGTATCTATTCGCTCCATCTAAGATATTAGGGGAGAATTCCTGTAGGTTCGTTTGAGAAGTTACAAAGATTCGATCTCTGAAAGATTCTACTCCTTCGTAGCCATAAATTACTAAGTTATAATATCTATTTTCTAGAAGCAAATCCTCAGTAGTAAATTCTACTACATAGTACCATTCAGCTTCTACTGATGAATCTATAGTAAAGGTTTGAATAGTCTTATTAGAATCATCCTGAAGAGTTAAATAAGTCATATATTCAGCTCTAGGAATAACTCTTAAAGTCTTTAAGCCAATATCAGGAGTTAATATAATCATATCTATTTAACTACCTTCTAAAGGTTTGTTCCAAAAAAAAAGGAGTAGAACTTAATCCACTCCTTTTAAAACGCAAGGTAGGTTATTAATCAGTAATGATAGTAGCTCCATCAAATACATCAGATAGAGTAGCTTCAGTATCGCAATCCAAGAAATTGGCAGGGGCATTCTCCATGGCTGTAAAGCTCATATTATAACCATTAAAATCACCCAAGTTTGTACCACTAGAAATAGTTCCTGCAGTCATATCAGCTCCTCTTTCAAGTCCTACAATAAAGTATTGACCTGAACGAGTTCGTACTACAATATGAGGTCTACCATAAGCTAGAAGCTTAATAGTTTTATGAGTAATAGGATCTTGCTTCTTTAACTGAGCTACTACTACTTGTTCAAAATAAGTAGTTCCGTTATCTCTAGAAGTTTGAATAGTTTGTTCAAAAGAGTTCGCTCCTTTCAACTCATATTTGTAAAGTTCAGTAACTCCGTTAATATTCGTTACTAAATCCTCTAGTCCAGGAGTAGCAGAATAAGTTACATCATCAGGATAATTAATCCCAAAATTGATAAAATAGATCGCATCTAATCCTGATACTGAATCTTTGCATGATTCAAGGCGACCATTAGAAATATCACAAGCCATAGCTATATTTTTTAGTATAAATTAAAAAAAAGGGAGTAGGACTTTAACCCACTCCCCTATTATTTGTGGTCTAAATTAGTCGATAAAATATACTACGCAATCTTCCAAAATTCCGATTTGTGTACCTGCAGTATATCGCATTACAAAACGTACATTTTGAGAGCCATCAATCATAGCCATATCAATAATTTTCACTTCCTGAGCATCTGAAAGAAGTCCAGTACCGAAGTACAAGTTCTCAGTAGTAGTAGCTAGCATTTCGTTGTTATTCAATCCGTTTGCTACAAAAACAGGAACTCCATCGAAAGAAAGTCCTGCTCCGATTCCGTACCATTGAGTACCTTGTGCGTTAGTACCTGCACCACCAACACCTGCTGCTGCGAAACCTCCCAAAGAACGAACGTATGCACGAGCTACATTTTGAGAAACATAAAGTTTCAAACCTTCTTTTCCATACAAGCGAGCAGGAATAGCATCTACTACTTTACCCATTTCAGCGATAACGTTTGAAGCAGTAACTACAGAACCACCTACTACTTGAGCAGAAGGAATACCTGTACCTGCTTGAGCGATAGCTTCAGTAAAGATACCTGTAAATTCTCCGTTGTTATCGCTATCTCCATGCCATAGAGAAGTTTCAGTAGCTTCTGCTACTTGTCCTAGCATACGAGCTAAAAGGAAATCTTGGAAAGATTTAGGAAGTACATCATAAGCTGAATAACCCATTTCGATTGCGTTCCAATCTGAACGGAAATCTTTCTTACACAAAAGAACGTTAACATCCAATTCTTTTGGTTCGATTACACGCTCAGTCAAAGTGATAGCTCCTGATGCAGTAAAGTCGCAAGAAGCATCTTTAACTAGGTCAGCAGAATCAAAACGCTTGATAGTTTGACGAAATTTAACGTTAGGAATAACTGATACTCCTCCGTTTTCAATAGTGTTCGCAGAAAGCAAAGCAGCACCGATATATTTACCAGCCGATTCTCCGCTATAAGTTGTTGTAATGTCTAGGGTCGTAGCCATTTTTTTATAAATTAAGTTAATTAATACAATTTACCCAAAACTCGGTCAATAGAGCTTTGATTTTTCTTTGATGAGTAACGGAATACTTCTACCTTAGATTCGTTCTCAGGGTTGTATGAGATAGGTTCTACTGCAGGAGTACTCAATTCTACTTTTTTAGAATCTAGTTCTTTCGCTAGAGCTTCCTTTTCTTCTTTCAATTTAGAAAGTTCAGCTTTCAAAGTTTCGATTTCGCTAGAGAAGTGATGTTCTTTAACTACTGATTCAATAGTGCGTTTAGGTTGACGTTCCATCTGAGCCTCTTCAGCAGGTTCTCCTCCAGTTGCTTCTTCAGGTTGCTCAGGTGTTACTGCTTCTTCTTCTGTTGCAGCTTCTTTGATTTCTTCGATCATACCTTCAGTAGCTACTACTAGAATCATTCCATTCTCTAGTTCGTATTCTCCAACAGGTACAGGTACATTTCCGTCAGGAGTTACTACATAAACTTCCATTCCTGCCTCAAAAGCATCAGCTTCTAGGATAGTTACTCCATCAGCTAACTTCATTTGAGCTAGTTCTACGATTACTGCTTTACCTAGAATAATCTTTCCGATAGCAGATAGTTTTTCTTTAGTTGTCATTATGCCATGTATTTATTTGCTCCGTTAATAGCTGAATTTACATCTAAACCATTATCAGCGAATTCTTTCCATCCAGGAATATCTTCACGTTTCAAACCTAAATCAGCTGCACTCTTAGTTGCACGTTCCCATAGTTTATCTTCAGCAGCTTGGAATTTAGAAGCTACAGGATAAAATTTCTTAACTAGAGCTACTTGTTTATCAAACTCTGCTTTTGCTTTATCTGCTGCTACTACTGCACCATCTAAATCAGTAGCTACTTTAATAGCATTTGTAGCCATTGTTTTGATGTCATCAGCTAAAGCTAAATCTACTTTCATTTCAGAGAGTTCTACTTTACTTTCAATCTTAGAAAGTTTGTTTAGTACATTTTTGTTCATAACTAGTTAACTTATTTGATTTTTATTGTTCCATTTTTAAAAAGCAGAACTTCCTACTAAATTTCCTAGAGCAGTCGACCAGTCAGAAATATATCCTTGTAGTTTTTTTTCTTCTTTGTATAATCTATCTTTAGCAGCTCCATAATCAGAAGGTAAATCTACTCCTAGTTTTTTTGCAGATTCTTCTAGTTGAATTCCTATTTTAGCTACATAATTTACCCTACCTAAAATTTGTTTAGCATTATCTATTCCTTTTTGAACATCTTTTTTTAGTGCTAAAATTTTATTTACTTCATCTCCTGCAGGTTCTTTAATCATATTGTTAAGAGCAGATTTAAAATCATCCATTAATGATAAATCTACTTTTACTTCTGATGCATACATTTTGTTTAGTACATTCTTTTCTTTCATGGTCTTGTTATATTTCTAATTATTATTACTTGTTGCTTAGTTGTATTATGTCCTCCTTCTAAAGCTCCTATTCCCTGAGCAGATAGTTCTCCAGTACAACACTTTGAAGAGTAGGTATTATCCTTACATAGACATCCTCTCTTTCCTCTTTTAGGACTAGTTTTCGACTGCATCAGAAAGCTCTTGAAATAGTAAATCTAGCATCCCAAAGTTTAGCAGTAGCTGAAGGATAGATATATAATTCTATCCCATTTTCAGTACTTTCATCTCCTAAAATTTGAAAGGTCTGAGTAAATAAGTGAGGAGCATTAGCTTGTAGTGGAAAGTTAACTACGTTTGAATATCCGTTATAAGGAATTCCACTAGTACCGAAAAATATATTAGCGTGAGTATTTACACTAGTAGTTTGATAAGCAAATGAAATAGAAATAGTATATAATACTCCATTCTGAAAATAGAATTTATTATTGTTAAATTCATTAAGAGTACCTAACAGGATTCCTTCATTATTCTCTATAACTTGTTCTACTGCAGTTAAACTTTGAGCAGTACTAAAATTTATATGCTCATCATCTTGTACTACTTGATACCCTGAAAATGGAATTTCAGAACTATTCGCTATTTGAAGAAATTCGTTACCATTTGCATAATAAATTCTCTCATCTGAATAAATAATAGCTCCTTCTTCAGGTACTGCATTGTAATCATTCTCACTTTTAAAGTTCTCTAGTACGTTATCGAACTGAGAATTTCTAGTATTTCTTTCTTCTATCATGCGTTCAATATATTTAAGATTTCATTTAATAATTCTTCATCTGATTTATCAGTACTTAATTTAGCTTCTGCAGGTTCGAAATATCCTTCGATACTAAATCCTTTAATCTCTCCTGCTTTTACTTTATCCCATACTTCAGGGTTATCTACTTTCATAGAAATCATCCAAGTACCTACAGGAAGTTCAAAGCCATAGATAGCTGATTTATCTAGTTTAGTATCTTCGATTATCCATGATTCTACTACTGACATTCCTTCGATTTTCATCTGATGCTCATAAGTAGCATTATTCTGATTTGATCGTTTCAAGAATAACTCTGAAGCTTTACGAATAGTTTCTTTAGAGAAATAGATATAAAATTCTCCGTTATCTTTATCTCTACGATAAATTTGCTTATCAGGAACTAATCCTGCTCCCATAAGAATCTTCTTCTCCTCATCTACTGATTTAAGTTCTATCAGTTGTTTATTTAGAGCTATCCAGTTCTCCTCAATAGCAGGAGATTCTACTACCGATACTGCGTGAATCCCTTGTTTTTCAGAAGATTCATCTAAAACCATTTCTATAATGTTCATAACGTTCTAACTAAATTTATTTATAGTGTAGCATTTTTTATTCTATTCCTATCTAGACTTTGAGCAGTAGTAACTTCTCCACTCACTACATATGCTTGAACAGGTTGTGAATTTAACTGAGCTAATTGATTTACAGGATTATTTCCTACAATGTTAAAGTTTGGCGACATAATAGAACTAGCAGTAGGCATACTACCGCCTCCACCTTCTCCACCTCCACCACTTGGGATAGTTCCTCCTTCAAATTTAGTAGCTGCAATTTTCTTGATGTTAAGTAATCCTGCTGCTACTGCGGCTGCTGCTGCTACTGCACCTAATACTGGACCTACTACTGGAATTGATGACATAGCACTAAATGCACCATTCGCTGCTTTGAATGTATCAATAGTTGCCTGTCCAATCTGAGCAGCTTTTTGAACTTTAAATGCTCTCTCTTGTGATTTAGCTGAACGACCTTGAAATAATTCCGCTAGATTTCCGAGCGTATCGAACATATTTTTAGCTCCATCTACTAAGCCTTCATTCACCTCTTTGCGATGCGTTTTCATCGCTTCTGCCCACTTGATTTGAAGTTCTTCTAGTTTACTAAACTTTTCTTCTTCAATTATGATTTCTTCTTCAGGAAGGGCTAATAATTCTTCTTGAAATGCTTTAGCTGATGCTAGTGCTTCAGCTTGTGCTTTTTCTTGTTCTGCTAATTTTTTAGCATTATATTCCTCATCTATTTCTCTGAATAATTCTTGCTCCGAAATGTAAAGTTCTTTCTTTGCTTCATGTTCAGCAGCTGCTGCTTCAAGTTCTGCTTCTCTTGCTTCTTTTGCTCTTTGTTCTGCTTCCTTCCGAGCATTTATATCAAGCAATTTAAGGTCAGTTTGGGCATCTTTAAGGTCATTCTTCATTGTGTTCAAGTCCTTCTCAGCTTGATTCACAATATCTTTTAACCCCTTAGCCATCCATCCGCTCTGCTCCTGAACAAACTTAATCGCAGCAATGGAATTCTCCATCTCCTTGATTTGTTGTTCTTGGAATTTAATAGATGCTTCTATCTTTTGTTTTTGAAGTCCTAAAGAAGATTTACCTTCTGCTTCTGCCAGTTGGATAAGTCTATCGTAGTTCTTCTGCTCATTCTGAAAGTTTTCTTTTGCTGCTTCGGCTGCCTCACGTTCTTTATCCATCTTGGCATCCATTTGTGCCATATGTTTTTTATGAGCTGCCTTCCTAGCTTTATCGTTATCATCTTCGATAAGTCCAAGAGCAATTAATCCTTTTTCGACTGCTTGGATAGCCCAAAGCCATGGCATGAAGAATCCTACCACTACTTTCATTACTGGTCCAAGTCCATTGAACCACTTGATAGCTTTCTGAACTGCTAAACTAATAGTATCAAAATGCTCATAGACTAAACCTAAAGCAAGTAAAAGCAAACCGATACCTGTAGCACCAATAGCCGTTTTGATTCCTTTAAATGCAGTAACCCCTGCAGTACCTAGAGCTTTGAATGCAGGAACTCCTTCCTTAATACCTTGAAGTCCTTGTGCCATAGCCATAGCACTTTGTACCTTAAGTAATGCATCCTCTACTGCCGCACTATCAGCACCCATTGCACCCATAGCACCCTGTACAAGCTCAAATCCACTTGCCATTCCTCCTAATGCTCCTCCTAACTTTTGAGAAGTTGTAAGAGATAGAGCTTCGATTCCTGCATCAGTATCTCTAATAGTTTTTCGCATTCCTGCTACTTGCTTAGAGAGCTTCTTAAACTCATCAGATGAAGTATCTCCTGCGTGAGCCATCAACATTAATTGATCCTCCATATCTCCCATTTGGGTAGTAAGAGGAACAAGTTCTTCGCTAACGCCTTCTATCGCATCACCTAAGTTATTTATAGAGCTTGTAGCTGACGCAGTATCTATGGTTATTTTTGCTTTATACTCTTCCATTTCTAATAGCTTTTTTTAGTTTGCGTTCACGAATTGCTAGGTTAAATACTTCCTTAACCGAAGTAGGTATTTTATACTTCCCTTTAGCTATTTCTACGTTCTCAGAAATGCCGTAGTGATTCGAAAGTCTGAGCATATTTAATACGTTTGTTATCATCCTTGTTGAATTATTTGTAAGTAAGTAGTTTCTATAGTTCCATCGAAATATTCGTAAGTAATAGGAATAGTATATACTAGTTCTCTTCCTTCTTCATTTACTAGTTGTTCTCCTATTTCTCCTATTAGATAATTGCCTTCTTCAGTAATTAAAGAATAAATCAAATTAGTATTCTCAGGAACTACTATATCTAGTCTAGTATCTTCAAAGAGTTCAGTTTCAGAAATGGAAATAACTCCTGTTCCTGTAATGTCTATAGTAGCTTTATAAACTCCATTCGGTACAGGTACTGCTACGTTAACTAGACTAGAACCACTAAATCCTATCTCTCCTGCTATCTCTCTAATAGGTGCTAAAGGTCTGAAATCATTTATCAGAGTAAACTCTACTTCTCCTGAAGTAAGGTCTGATTTCATCTCATTAATAATATATCTCTTATCTCTAATTACTAAGCGATCATTTAATTTTAAGCTAGTAAGAATAGTTATAGGAAGATTCGCTTTAACGTAAGTAAGTCTATTCTTCTTATTGAATAAGTTAACTATGTAATTAAAGTAGTAAGTTTCAAATAGTGAATTGTTAATAGCAGTATTCCACAAAGTAGAAGTTTCAGCTCCCCAGTTAAGAGAGTAATCTATTCCTGATACTCTTAAATCCTGCCCGAAGCAAGTATAAGAATTCAGAGCATCTACTGAAGTACCATTATCAAAGTACCATACATTCGTTGAGATTCCTCCGAACTTATATAGAAGTACAGGCTTGGGAACGTAAGGCTTAAACTCAGGAGCAGTACCTAGAGCATAACCTACTTGTATATCTTCATTAGTAAATCGGTTAAACATTAGATTTTCAAAAGGACTTTCGATAGAGTATTCTTCTCCATCATAAGGAAAGCTATAATCTAGATTCCCATACTGCCTATTAAAGAACTGATTAAACTGAACATTCATAAAGCTCAATGAATCCTGATATTTAAAGCGAATAGTTCTATAGAGTTTGATACGTTCTATATCTATATTCTCTACGATAGTGTACTTAGTAATATCCGTTATTTGTCCTTTACCATACCAATCTTCTAAAGGTTCTATCTGATAGGTATTCTCTATTCCATAGCAAGTAAGATTAAATTCTTTTAGTACTCCTGCGAAGAAATCAGCTACCTTCATATCAGGCATCATATCTGCCAAGTTAACATAAGCTAAAGCAGTCTGAGTAAAGTTCGTTATTGAGTAATCAGGAAGAGATACTACTATTCCTCCGATAGTTCCTGTAAAGTAGCTATTTATTATTGAGTCAAATGTAAGAGTCGTTTCAGCTCTTAAAACAAAGTAGCAGGTATTATCTATAGAAGGATCGTTATTATCAGTTACTAGATTATAGGTATTATTTCCTACTCCTTGAATAGTATTAACTAATGTACTATTGATAAATATATCTATCCAGTAAATCAGAGTAGTATCTGAAGTATTCGAAATAGTTATATCTATGTAGTGCATAGGATTATTCAGAGCTGAAGGAATCGTAGTATATTGAATGGTATTAGCATCTAAATCTATCGTAACATAATCTACTACTTCAGGATAAGTATAGTTAACTGAATCAAAATCTATCGGAGTATCTTGTGTTATAAAAGTAGGTGCTTCTGATTTCTTAAGCCATAGATAAGCATTAGAAAATTTTGGATCTCCTAAGAAAGTTCCTTGAAATGAAACTCCGTAATTATCTTGAATTACTTCAAAGATATTTCTTACTCTATAAGCAGGAAATAGCTCATTGAATACTATAGCACCTACAGAAGTATCTATATTATCATCAGGAGTAGAAGGATTATCATACTGCCAAACTCTTTGAGAACTTATTAAAGGATAGCATACATCGTAATCAGTAGCACTAGCCTCTACTCTAGCTTGTACTTCAGCTCCAGTATAATCAAATGAATCTTCTGAGTAATCTAATTGAGATAATTTATCCTCTCCGAATTTATCCTTAAGAGTTAACACATCTCCGTAGAAGGTAACTGAATAATTATCTACTGCTCCATTCTTTAGGTTCGCTTTCTCTAGTTGAATCTTACCTCTACGAAATGGAGTTAAGTCTATCTCTATATACGCATCTCTACGCATATTATGATTTATAGTACTATCGTAATCTGAGTTATAGAAGTGCTGAAAGATTCGATTATTTACCTCCGAAGCAGGTATAGTAAATGACTGAGAGAAGTCAGTAAATACCTTAGAAATATCTGAGATGTTTTGAACTGAAGAATTGATATTAATCTTCTCATCATTGAAGAGTTCTATGCGTTCTCCCTCAACGTATATTTGTACGTTTCTCTTCATTACACTACTGAGTTAATAATGTCGTTAGCGAATTCGAATTCTAAAGAGTAGTTTATAATCTTAGTATTGATTACTTTCAATTTAGCCAGAGATTTAGAACGTAGTTTTACAGGAAGTCCATTTAATAGAATCCGTTCCGATAGCATAAGCTCCTGAAGAGGAATATTCATACTTTCATCTCTTATTCCTGTATTTAGTTTAATACTTCGAATACCATTAGCATTGAATTCTTTCCTTTGTCCTTCTAGTACTGAGTAATCTACTAAATCAGTTTGAAGTAAATTGTAAGTTGTAGCAGTACTATCTATTTGTTCGTTTGAAGCTCCAAAGAAAAATTCTCTCTGCCATGCTCCATATCTATTTACAAAATCGCAAACGTATACCTGATTCCTACATTCGTGAATAGGTCTGAAAGTATATTTAGCTAAAGGATTAAAATCTGAATCTAGAAGTTCTAAAAGATTTCCATCTGCATACCAATCAGGATTCACTCTAGGAATATCTTTAATAGCAGTTCCTCCTATTCCTAGTACACTAGTACTTCCAGTTTTTAGGTTCGTATACTTGACATCTGAAACTATATCAGCTGTTCTATCAAAGGTTATATGTCCTGCAGAATCTAAAGGAGTATTTCCTACTAGTGCATTCTCATCGTAATGATAATAATAAGTACCTGCAGTTAAAAAATAATTTCCTATCTGACGATTATATCCTTCTTCATAATAGCCATAACCATCAAAGCCTAAGTAAGTAATCGTATCTAATAACGTATAAACTCCTCCGTATAATTTATATCTCTTTACTTTAATATTGCAGTACTGCGAATTCGGAGTATCTTCTATGCTATCAAATGGAGTTTGCCATGTATTATGATTAATAAACTCTCTTACATAAGGAGAAATATTATAGGTAGTTTGAATCTTAGTTAAACTAGGAATAGGTTTCGATAATGTATGCTGAGGAATAGTAGGAGGAAAGCCTGAATTCCATAGAAAGATTTCTATCTTACTACCTGCCTGTCCAGTTTCATTTACCTCAATTATAAAGGGGCTTCTTGCAAATATTTTCATTGTGTAAAGTTTTGTCTCATGATACTATTAATTAACTTGGAAGCATCCAATCCGTACGCCTTAGTTATCTCTTCAGGCATTCGCTTAATAGCATTTTCAAAAGGTTTTGTAAAGAATAAAGAAGGCTTAATCCCATTCTTAAATATTGACCTAGCAATCAAAAATTTAAGAGATTTTCTACTGATGAACTTTCCATTCTTATCTCTAGGTGCTATTCCCTTTCTTACTATCCATTTATCGAATACTTTCGGAGGAGGCATCTTACTCTTATAGCTGAATTGAGTATTATACTTCTTATTAATTCCACTTACTCCTTGATCTTGGAAAAAGCCATACTCCTCCATCGTAAACAATATCTGAATCGAATTCGGGAAAGCTTCTACTTCTCCGTCAATAGAGTTATAGAGATTCTTAGAGGAGTTCTTGCCTAGTCTTGATAGGTTTGATTTACTCTGCTGAATAACGTACTTTCTTAGCTCTTCTAAAGCCTTCTTAGTTTCGTCTCGATTCATCAGCAAATAGACATCTCGTTAGGAAGAATAATATCTAATGTCATTGCCCATCCTGCTAGAAGGTTTTCGAATCTCTCCGTAAAAGGTTCGCAGGAAGCATTTCCCACTATCTCTAGTCTATCATTAAGCTCTCCTCTTCGAAGTAACTCAGCTACTCTAATTAAGATAATAGAAGTAGTATTTAGTACTTCCTGCTCATTATCATTTCCTCTAAATCTATCAGTAGTTTCACTCTGCGAAATATCTACTACATCCATCGCCATAATCGTAACGTTAAATCGGAGAATATTCGATTCAGGTGACATATTATTGACAATTATATGCACTAAAGGGAAAAGAGTTTGTTTATAGTTATCTATATCATCTAGGCTTCCAGTAGTAATAGAAGTTACTAAAGGAATATCCTCAAAAGCTTCTCTTAAGGTATCAATTAAATAGGTGTATGCTTTCATATTTTAGCTCTTCTTCTTATTTCGTTTACTTCTATTGTACTCTTTTCTTTCTCAAATGTTAAAAAGGTTAGTGCTTGATGAAGGGAAAGTTTAGTGACTTCATCGAATTTTGTAACATCTCCTTTTGCTGCTGCATATATTGAGCTATACCATCCCCACCGCTCTCCAAATTGAGTTCTTTCGCTATAATCTCCAACTCCTCCTGATTCATCTCCTTCATCTGCTCCTGCAAAAAGTCCATCGTACCTTCTAATAATTCGCTTCCTAAATTCCAAAAAAAAACATTCGCTGAGATTGCTACATTTAACGGCATCGCTTTCATTACTTCAGCGTAGTTTATACTTGATTCGTACTCCTCTATATCGTATCTCTCTCCTTTGGTCTTAGTAATAGGTCTGAATAATACTGCCATCGCATTGTGCATAGTTGACCAGTCGCTCATATACTTTTCAGCATCCATATATTCTCCCCATGACATAGATTCTAAGTGAGGAATAAAACCGAATTCAGTACCTGCTAGTTTAAACCTATGAATCAACGTTTGGTCATAAGCTTCAAACATCTTAGTAAACTTATCCGTTAACTCTATAACTGAATTTACTTCTAACTTTAGAACTGCTGATAAAGGAATCTTACAAAGTACGGAAATCATCTTTTTAGCAGAGATCTCTTGCTCATCATTAGGGTTACTTATCTTCATCAGATACTGATACTGCTCTAGAGTTATCTCTGATAAATCAGTAGGGATATATAATTTCGCTTCCATTCTATTTAATAACTTTTTTTAATTAATATGTACTACCTTGCTATATTTGTAACTGCTTATGTTCTCATAATAAGTTTTAGGTTTTAAGGGGATTCTTCGGAGTCCCTTTTTTTATCTGATATGATACGTTCCTCTATTGGGATTTCCTAGTGCTTTAGTAATAAAATATCTCGATGCATCTATTCCGTGATTCCATTTATCCTCAGGTATGCTCTTATTAGTTTTTTCAATCCAGGAATAGTTTTGAAACTCTTTAATCAGGTTCTTAGAATCCTTATCTATTACTATCTTATACTCATTCATTAAAGATATACCTGCAGTTACGCTACCTGCTCCCTTCTCTGCTTCTACGATATTTAATCCTCTTTGCCTAAGCTCTGATATTAATCTAGGTTCTGCAGAATCAGCTACTATCAGTTCTTTATCTGCGTACTGCCTATTATAGTCGTACAAATGTCCTGTATTTAATCCTACTTCAAAGAAGCACTCCTTTAGATAGATTTCCTTTCGCTTTCTATTTATACCTACCTTAATTAAGGTGCTAGGGTCATTAGAGAATCCGAAATCTTGTCCGAACCCTGTTATCTCTCCATCCCTATAATCTCCTATCTCAAAGTTGCTAAAGATAGCTCCTGTAGGTTGCGCCCTCTCTCCAGTTCCGTATACTTTCCACCAATAAGAGTTATTTTTCTTACTCTCTATATCTTCTATCTGAGCAGTAGTTAAGTGAGGATTATCCCTATAGGTTGTAATGATAGGAGGATTCTTCTCAATGTATTTATCTAACCAATGTTCAGAAGGCATCGCAGGATTAAAATCAGCTATTATTCGATGTCTAGTTCTAGGAAAAAGTTGGTCTATAGTTTCTTCAGGGAACTGATTCGCTTCATTTATCCATAAGATATCTCTACTCCTTCCGTGTATTTTATCAGGGTTATCTGCTCCGTAATAAGATATAAGATTTCCGAATAGATTAAACTGATGGTCTGTTTTATTATGAAGGTTTGAATTATATAGATTATGCTTTACAAGTACATCATAGAAATCCTTCCAAGCAGTAGCTTTAAGAGCAGTAAAAGTATCTCTCACTATATCTATCTCTAGTCCTGCATTTTTATACTCTTTACAAAACCAAATTAAGTAATAGATAGTAGAATAAGTTTTACCTGATCTAGTCCCTCCCTGTAGGAGAGTAATCCTATTCTTAGGTACATTATTTTTTAAGTAAGTAAAGTTAGGATTCGCTTTCTCCATCCTTTAACCATTCAGGAAGATTTATATCTATATTAGTTTGTTCTATTTGCTGAACAGGAGAACCATAAGCCGAATCCATTAGAGCTTTATATGCATTAACATTTCCATTTTTAGCTTCTAAAACCATTTTAATACTTATTAACTGCTCCTGAGATAATTTCTCTATAACTTCAGTAATATCATTCTTAGAGTTCTCTAAAATGTTTAAAGCCCATTTTGCATCTGTAGATCTATTACGCACTCCTTTAGGATAACCTGCAGGATTTCCACTTTGTCCTTTCTTAAATAATTTAGCTCCTTTAGGAACTTCTCCTTTCTTAAATGGCATATCTGCTATATTTCTGCTATTAAAATAATCTTCCTATTCCCTCTAGAGCTTTAACTACATCAGGATTATTATCGTAATGTACTGATATATTAAGCTCCTTTACTTTAGCTACTTTAGCTTCATTACTTCCTGTAGCATATACTCTCGATTCAGGTATTCCTAACTTCTCAGCAGTAGATAGCATTCCTTCTTTACTATCTCTAGCACTAATTATATAGAGTACTGCTCCATCTGATATAAGTGATTCTGCTCTTTGCTTTCCTCTTTCTGTAGATAGAGTACCATCGTAATCAAAAGATATCTTCTCTCCTGCTAATTTTGTTCTATAGGCATCATAACAAATAGCTGATCTCTGGTCTTCCTTGTATTCGGATTTCATCTTTTCGTCACTCATACATCTCTGCATAAAGTCAGACTGCTTTTCTCCTGCGTTAGGCTTTGGTATCGGCATCTTTATATGTATTATATACGTTAGTTAGTTTCTGCATAAATTCCCTCCAACATGAAGCACAAGTAGTAGATTCTTCTTTTCGGTTAAAGATTCTATTATACATCTTCAAGAATACCATAGCTTCAGAAGGTTTAATTCTATCCGTATTTCTATCGTACCATTCTTTGAAAAATAAGTACTCTTCTTCTAGCATACAATTAACTTTTTTGTATGGAAATAGTTCATTTAGCTTCTGCTTTCTTTCATCGCATCCACAATCTTCTCCTACCATCCATTTAACTAGCTTCTTTATTCCTGTAGCTTCAGTTATCTTCTCTATTGTATCTCCTAATCCTTCTGAAGGAGCAGTAGTATAAACTTTCTCTGCATTCGCTTTTTCTAGCTCTGCTTTAGTTCTTCTTTTTCTTTTTGGCTTTTCCATTTCTCCAGTTATTAAATTCGTTCATACTCTTCGTTTTTAAGATCTATAAAATCTTCTTCTATTTCATTCTTTATTCTTCCTTTACAATTCTTCAAAGTATTAAAGATAGATTTCAGCGAAATGTTAGTTCCTTTAGCTAGAGTTCTCATACTTTGCCCTTCCTGAACATGGAGTTCAAATAGTATCTTATCGTAAGTATGCCATCTATCTACTTCTTCTTCTATCTTCTCCTGAATAGTATTTAAGGCTTTATGATAGGTTATATCTAGTTCTTCTGAGCTTAGAGTAAGTACTGAATCTATATCTACTTTTTGAACTTTTGATTTCTGCTTTTCGTAGGTTATGAAAGTATTCTTTAGAATCCTCCAAATGTAAGCTACATTAGGTTCTCCGTTTATTATTACTTTATCTCCTGCATTAGAGTTGTGAATTCGAACGTACATCTCCTGTACGATATCTTCTGCGTAGTTATGCTCTCCAAAGTTCTTTACTATAGATACCCACTCTTTGTGATGCTTTACTAGAATATTAGACCAATCTTTCACATTGTTTATATTTCCGTCAAATATACGATTATATTTTAATCAATTATTTTAAGGTTAAAAAAAACTCCTAGCGTGAACTAGGAGCTGATTTACTTACATAATTATCTAGCTTCTTTAGAGTTTCAATCGAAATAGGTTTCTTATTTAAGAATCGATCAATATGATACTGATGCATTTTATATCCTAAATTCTTTATCTCAGTTACTATTTGATTTCTGCTCTTTGTAAGTAGGATAACTTTAAGCTCTTTTCTTAACAAGTCATCGTTTATATACATAGCTTAAAATGGAATACTTGTTCTATTCATTATTTTTTAATTTATTTGATTTGATTGACAAGTCTTTTTCGAAGTTTATTTTTGATTCTTTCAACTTTTGAAAGATTTGAAGGATTGAAAGTTCCGCAATATTGCGATCAATTTGAGGTCCGCAAACCTCGTCAATTGAGGAATTCTTGATCAAGGAAAGAATTGAATTCGCCTCTTTTTTGATTTTGAAGTCAACAAGATCGGATTTTGATTTTTCTTGCAATTGTTTTAAAACATTATTTTTCGCGAGTTCTTGAATCTTTCCCGGATCTTCAGGATTCAAATGAAATAACTTTTTCAATGAATTCAAGATCACTCTTGGAGGAATCAACGAGAAATCAAGTCGTCCGGTTGATTCAAAGATCCTCCACAAAGGAAGAATCTCTTCGATCAAGAATTCCGCTTCAATCGTTTTCTTTTTCGATTCCGAGACAAAGCCTCGAGACTCTTGAGAAAGTTCTTCTTGTGCCTTAATTAGCGACTTGAGAGCCGGAATTCTCCTTGTTTCGTAGGCCTTCAAGATCTGACAAAGATAAAAAGAGGAAAAAGATTGAAAGTGATTGACGGGGATATCAAGTTCACCTTTGACCGCCAATCGGAAGGCGACCACGATCTCGGAAGGCGAAAATCTTCCAAGTTCCGAAATAATAAATTCAATAAGAACTGCCTTCTCGGATTCTCCGGGTATGTTTTGAGCCTTGATCCCGATAAGCGCGAAAACATATCGAAGAGATTTTTTGACTTCTTCTTCG